AAGTTCGCAGCCTCATCACTGGGCAATGTGGCGTCATATTCGCGTTGGAACTCTCCACCAATAGGAGAGCTTGCGCTGATGTTAGAAATATCCTGCTCTGCATCGGCAATGGACTGGCGGATGGATTCCATAGATGCTTCACGCCTTGCCATGGCCTTGGGAGCCTTCATGTAGTCAAAGCCGTATTTAAGTCCTTCAACCCCGCTACCCAACATGCCGCCAACAATCAAAGCCTTGAAGCCATTGTTGACAATTTCAGATGTTGTAAGATTTGGATTGAACGTGGCCTGCTCTACAAACCCTTGACCAAGTTGTGCGATAAGTTCTTCAATACCCTCCACCGTGCCGCCGCCTATAACATTTGGCGTAAACCTATCTAGTTGAGCCTTAAAGGCTGGGGTATTTAGCTTGGCCTTTATGGCATCTGGCCCCTCTCTAAACGGAGACTCGGAGCCTCTTTTGCCGCCAATAATTGTAACCGTTCCTTCAATTAATGCAGAGAGTGCAGCGGGAAGCTGGGCCTCTTTGATTGCTTCTGCCCTAGCTTGGGTCGGTTCCATACCCCCATCGATCTTTTCTTTCTCCAAAGTCTGAATGGCCGAAGAAAGAACTCCTCCGTAAGACTGGGCCATAACCGCACCGACAGAAGATCCAAAGCCGATATTGCTAACTGTCTTGGGCTTAAATCCCGCCTTTTTTGCTCCAAACCCTACGGCACCACCCAAGCCTATTTGTACCCCCACTTGGAGTGCCCCGCTCGCAAGATCTTTAAAAATGGTAGGCCCGCCAATTTCTTGAGAAATGCGCTCAAGCCTGTCAATCTCGTCACTGGTTTTGCTGGCTTCATCCAAGAATGGATCGGCAAACTTTTGCGCTCCCAAAACGGAAGCTGTTGCCCCAACAATCGTTTGACCAGCACCAAGAAACCCAAGAGCCTGTTGTCTGAGTCCAATACCAGTTTGAACGCCAGCTTTGGGAATGTTGCTCAACCATCCATCGTTGCGCCCCTTCCACTCGGCAATCTGGCGTTCTGGCGATACATCTTCAAGATTATTGTTTTTTACAAAGCTGTTAAATTCGCTGACGTTTTCTTTCAAAAATGGGTATTCAATCTTTGCCGCTTCTTTTTGTAGTTGCGGGATTCCATTGATGGCCGTGCGCTTCTTGGAGTCAGAAATGTCAAGTGCTTCGATCTCGGCCCTGATTCCTTCGGCGTCCCACACATGGAGGGGGGAGATGCGGATCTCGTTGTTGACGATTCCGACCTTATTCGTTCCTTCAGCCAAATCCACCATGGCGCGGGCTTCGCGGAATAGGCGTCCTTTTTCGGGATCGTCTTGATTGAGGAGGGAATCCCGCAACTCATTAAATTCCTCGGCATCCGCTCCAGTTTCCAAAAGGAACTGATCTACTGTCTGCCCCTTGGCGAATGCCTGACTAATAACTTCTGCCGCATTGTTAATTTTGGTTTCGTTTTCCTTAAAGCGCCCCACATATTGATTGGTCAGATCTTTCTCTTCCGCCTGATACTTAGCTTGAATAGCTGCCATTGCCTCCTTGCGCTTATCGGTATCTTCAATAGTTTGGGCTTGGGCGTATTCTTGTTCGGCGCGGGCATCGATATCATACAAAGCTTCTGCCGCTTGATCCCCAAACACCCCGCTACCACGGCGATCTTCGATGTAATCAATGCGGGCTTTCTTTTGCCTTTCGTTGAATTTCTCAATCTGGGGCTGAAGTTCCGCCACCTTGTTTTGTGCTGACTGCACGGAGAATCCCGAATTAAGAAGACTGTTCCAAGTAGTCTGTAACTCTTGCTCTTCTTCTGGGGTGCGCGTTTCCTTCGCTCCCAGTTCCTGATACCTTGCCCCTAATTGCTCATAGCCCTTGCGGGCATCGCTAAATTCCTTGGTTGTTTTATCCCAGCTAGAAAGAAGTTGCTTGTTGGGATCTTGCTCCTCTTTGGGGGTAGTAGTTTTATACTTGTCCCACCAATTGGCTTGCGGGGTATCTTCTGCTGGCTTGGCCTCTACGGGTTCGGGCTTGGGTTCAGGTGTGGACTTGTATTTGTCCCACCAATTTGCCTCTTGTGCTACTGACTCGATTTCCCCTTCTTCTGGGGTAACGGCAGTGCCACTAGTTTTGTATTTGTCCCACCAGTTGCCATTCGCCATGATTAGGGAATAGTTATAACAGTTATTCCATCGGGAGCAAGAACTCTATCTCCGCTATTGTATTTTTGAAGATCCTCCTCATTGGCAACCTTGGGAATCCTCAAAACGGCGGCAGCACCGCGAGCGGCAGCGCGGGCCTTGGCAACTTCTTCGGGTTCAGCCTGTTTGTCGCCAGCCAATCCCTCATATGCTGCAAAAGCCTTGTTGTAGTCATCAAATCTAGTAGCAGATTCTTCTTCTTGAGCTTTGGTTTCTTTTCTTCCCTCAATAGCTTTTTCTGCCTCGGCAATGACGGGCTTGGCTTTGTTGGGATCAAACCTAACAACCCCAGCAGGAAGATTTGGCACAAGCATTTTGGACTGTTGTTCTGGCGTAAGATCGTATTTTACGATATCAGCTTGTATTTGGGCCTGCTCTTCCGCATCTTTTTTCTGTTGCTCAGACTGTGCCACAAGAGAGTTGTTATAAACCTCACTAGCCGCGCCATACTGGCCCCAAACCTTTTGAACACCTTCATCAGTCGCTCCCAATGGGTTTTGGCCAAATAAGGTGGCTACGTTTTTTTGGTAATCGGGGGATCGCGGATCAAGTTGGTTCAGTCCTCCAATAATAGCAGCGGCCTCCGAACGCTGTTGGGCTTGAAGTTTTTGCTCCGCCTCTTTAAGACCTCTATTGTAATAAAATTCATCCTCTTGGAATTGCTGGTCGCGAGCCTGCATTTCAAATTGTTTTCTTTGGATGTCCATTTGCTGAAAGGTTTGGGCTTCTTCAATTTGGCGTTCGCGCTTTTTATCCCACTCTTCCTGCATTCGGATAGCCCTACGAGAAGCGCCAGTAGGGCGACCACCATATTGCTCTGGTAGATCAGCCACCGAAGCCCGCCCCGCCGCAATCTCTGGCATTAATACGGATGCCTGATACGCTCGCTTTTCTTCGGGGCTTGCTAATGCAGATGGTTCCCACCCCCATTGTCTGCGGGGATCACGGGCCACTCTTTGTAGTGCTTCTTCTTCTCTTGTGGCCATAGGTTATTAATACATCCAAGAGCGGCGGGGTTGGGCATCAACTGGCCCAAGTCTTTCGGCTGGTTGCGGGCCACTAAAGCGAGAAGACGGGAACATGGGTGTTCCGCCAAATGTGGTTGCGGTTCTTGTGGTTCTCTCAAACGCCGACTCCGCGCCAGCAAAAGGAAATCTTAATGAAACATCTCCGAATCTTGTTGAAGGAACTTGCATGCTAGAAGCCGCAAGCCCGCGACCAACAGGAGTTTGATATTGGTCAGCCTTTTGGTTCCTTGCCGTTTGACCAAATCCCGTGAAGGCCAAGGGTTGCCCTGTTGGGCCAAGCATTGTTTCGCGAAGTTCCGTAGCTTGAGTTAATGACGGGGCTTGAGTTATACCTGTTGGAGTGGTGGTCGGCGTAGGGGTGGGCGGTTCTTCATCCATGCCTATGCTTCCGAATGTTCCAAATGGTTGTGGGCGAGGTGCGGCGAAAACAGGACGCCGCATTTCTGGATCATAACCAACGCGCTGAATTTTGTTTATGTCTGTATTTGCAGGAAGCCCCATGCTGACAACCCTTTCCATTCTCTGTTTTCCTTCCATTCCAGCCTGCCCATATGCTAATGATTCACGAAGGGATCGGAAGGCATCTTGGCCACCAGACATTGCGTCTATTGTTGATTGCCGTGGATTATATCCCGCCTGACGAAAGGAATACATATAGTTTGGGTCTGTTCCAAATCCTGAATAGTTCATAGAATTAAGTCATGTTTACGAGTCGGCGGGTAAGCCAAGGAGCAATTTGCATAACTCCCTCTTGCCCTGCGTTATACTCTTTTAGTTCGGCATTGAGAAGCAAAATAGCTCTATCCATGTAATATTGTCCGCGCTCGACATCGGCTTTTTCTTCGGCGTTCAGGGCCATGAGCCCAAGCTTGATAGCCTCCAGAGAGTCGGGATAAAGCGGATCATTGTCGCTGATAGCCCAACAATGCTTGCGCTTAAAGATGCCTTGGACGGCGTCCCAATTACGATCCACCAGATAGCGGCGGTAGCTGATTACCCTTTCACCCGATTCGTATTTTGCCAAGGTGGTAGCCCCAGCCGACAGAGAGACAACGCCCGTGGTAGGGGTTTTCTCGACAGAATAGATCTCCGCAAATGTCTGGGTTGTGGTTTGGGTTCCATCTCCAAGGTCAAGACGAATTCCCTCCACTCGTTCTCCATCAACCGTAGAATAAATTTTATTCCCATTTGAATCCTTTCCGCGAATCCAGATGTAGCTTCCTGCACACTCTGTTTCGCTGCTTGATAGGGTAAGTTGGGACGGTGTCTCAATGTCCCGAAAGGTTACAAACCCCTCACCCATGTCTTGAATCGGGCCATAGTATTTCTCATCCGATTTACGGATGCCGCGCCCTTGAGGAAGATACTGATACCACTCACTCTGAACGGAGGTGGTCTTGTAGCCAGCCTTACCCGCCCGAATACAGGTCTCTAGATGACGGGGTAATGTAATAAACTTGTTGTCGTTGGCGTCCTCGTAGGCCGTGATCATGGCCTGAACCAAGGTGCCGACCCATTTCCCTTCCGAATGAACCCGCTCACAAAAGCGATTGATGTTGTTACGAAGCTCTGCTTGCCCGTCAAAGCCCTCCAGATCAGGAGGATCAGGCTGGGGCACAACGGATGCGGGAAGTCGTTCTACGGCAAGGCCAAGGGTAAGAGATGACATTTTGCCCGCGAAGTTACCATGCCATCTCTACAAGGTCAATAGCAGATTATTTAATAAACCCGTGGCCAATATGGAAACATTGGAGGCTTTAGCGCATAACCAACATTTTCTGTTCCAGAAAGCAAATTTGATCCACTAATAGGAGTGTCGATATTTTTCCATCTTTCATAAGCTTTGGCATTCCATGGCAAAACATAATTTATTTTACCTGTGGGATAATTACTTCCAGCCAAAGTATATCCACCAGTTTCAGAATATGGCCCATATTGAGTTGGTCTATAATCTTGAACGCTTGTTCGGTAATATGGCCGCATCGCGCTTTGAACGTACCCATAAAAAGGCATGTTTCTTGCGTTTAATTGACTAGAGATAGTTGATACTGGCATTTGTGGGACTTCTGGCATCGCAGGAACTGGCCTCATTTCTGGCATGGCAGGAGGCTCTTTGGCCCAGAAAGACTCAATGGGCTGGCCGTATCTGTTAGTCGGAGTCGCATCGTATCCGCCAGCGGCCCTTTCTTCTCTGGCTTTAGATTGCTGTTTGTAGGTTTGTTTTTGTTCCCGATACCGACTCATGGTTCGGGCATTTTCCCTCACAGCCTCGATCCTTGATAATCTTGCTGCTTCCCGTGCTTTGTCGGCCTCATAAGCCTCTTTTAGTTCTGATATGGGGACAGCCTTGTCTTTCGGCTTAAATACATTTCTCCCCTCATCTCTGGCCTTCTTGGTGGCGGTTTCAATGGCGGAAATATTGCCAGAAGCAATGGCCTTTTTTACATCGGGATGTTCCGACCAATCGGAAACAACGGCAAATCCTTCAGCCGCTTTGATTTTTGGTCTTGATTTTTCCGCCATTTGAGAACTTATACCCTAAAAAGGAGGTCGGCGGAAGCATTAATTTACAACCCGCCCCAAAGATCTCCCTGACCCAACTTATCTAGATATTCTCCGAAGGTAATTAGCTGTTCTTCGTTATAGATATAGTCGAATAGATGATCTCTGAGTCGATCTTCGCTATCTAATCCAAGCTCAAAGCACAAGGACTCAAAATAGGCATCTTGAACCCGCGAGAGTTCGTTGATGAAGTCTTTGACCTTGAAGATGCTATCGTCTGGATGTGGTTTCATTTTTCTTTGAACCCGCCCTTTTTGCTCTTCATCTTCTTATAGACCTTGGGGTCGATAGTGGATTTGGATTTCGGGCGGCTAGTGCCAGCCTTTTTCCTTGCGTTGATGTTGTCGTATAGTCCTTTTTTCTTCATAGTATTATTTTCCCTTCTTAACTGATTTGCTTCCACTGCATCCCCACTTTTTGCGGGAAAGTTTGTTCGGTGAATTGGGGTCACTTCGCCAATCGCCCTTAATTTTATTACTACGGGCACAGTAGGCATCGGCGCGGGGGCTACCGATAGGGCCAATCTTGCTGCCCTTCTCTCCGTATTTCACGGTTTTTTTACGCCCTGTTTCAGGGTTGGTTACAGTTTTGCTGAATTTCTTTTTCATTTTTTTAGGTTTCTCCAGTAGTTGCAATGGGCTCTAACACGGCAGTAGTCCGTGCAACGTTTATCTTCCCCAAGCCGTTCCTCAACAACACCTCCGATACTTTTGGCGTGAGACTCAGCCTGTAGTCGGTCTTCGTAAGTCCCATTGTTAACCGCTCGCTTTGCTCCCTTTTTTGGTAGGACGGCATAGAGGTCTGGGACGCGCCAACGTTCGGATTCGGTGCAGATCGGTATCTGGTCATCGGGAAGGTCTTTTGCTTGTTGGTGGAGATTAATCCGACTTTTGATATATGCAAATGTTTCTTCGGGCTTCCATGGATCTAACTTAATTTCCACAATAGCGCACTTGGGGTAATCAGCTTTGATTTTGGAGTCGCGCAACTTCCAGTCTTTCATTACAAGAATGATGGCCGCACGTTTTACTGGATATCCATTGTGTTCAAGTAGAAGCGTGTTGATTGCCGCTTGCGCCGTCCAGTCGAACTTGTCATCGGACAAGGCTTTATAGACACTACTGACCTTGTAGTCATAGAGGACTTGCTCTTTCCTGTCATAGAGGTCGATCTGTCCACCAAGCTTCACGCCATCTACATCCATGTAGAAACGCTCTTCGGTCAGATAGCGTTCAGGATTGCGTTTGGCAATCTGTTCAAGAACATAGTGGTTGGCCGTGCCAAGCATTGTCCATACGCGATCCGAAGCATCCTCAGTAACCTTGTCTCCATGGCGCTTCATCAACTCCCGAATCTTCGGAGGTTGGAATAGGCTGGTTGTTGTGATATCGGCCTCGCCAGCCGAATAGCTAGATTCGCTCACCAAATCCACAAAGGGCTGGGGTAGTCCGAATATATTGGTAATAGTAGGCATATACCCCAGTGTGATTGTAGACTTAGCGTTTCTTTTTCTTTTTGCTCATACCAGCCTCGCTGAGTGCGATAGCAATGGCTTGTTTGGGGTTCTTGACCTTCTGGCCAGAACTGCTTTTGAGTTTACCGCTGCCATACTCGCGCATGACCTTACTGATCTTTTTTTCTCCTTTGGATTTCTTCATATATTATGCTGCTATTAGTTGGTTGTTGTTTGACTTCGGCGTTTGGACGCCCAAGAGTTTGCAGAGGTATCGGATGTGGAAGCACTCTTTGCGGAATTGATAGCCTGAACAAGTGCAGGAACACCCTGTGATATCCCCGATTTCATCGGTAGTGAATTCCACCATGTAGTAGTCTTCGCGATTCGTCCGACTTTGAACGAGGAACGATCCCTTATCATGCGACAGAATTTCGATGCCGCGCTCTCGCTCATCAGTCATTCGCTTGTGGATTTTTCAGGGATTCGGCCTTGCTCGCCCCGAAGCCAAGTTGTTCGGGGGTGTATGCCGTAATAGGCATGGCTGAAATATGGCCTTGGCGATCTGCCTGAATAAAAAGGGTGGTTGCAATTCCCTGACGATGCTGCTCTGGAAGGTTGAGTTCCACCGCAATATCATTGGCCTTCTTGACGCACAGACGCATCAGATTTGCCGCCTGACAGAGGAATTGCTTGGCATCCTTGTCTGGGTGGGTTGGGGCCGTAACAACCTTTTCTAGGGGCTTCTGGGGCGATTGAGAGGTATTAATGGTGTTCCATGTAACGGGCTTCGATTGAGTGGGGGCCGCAGGCAGGCTTGAAGCGGGAACCCCAGCAGGCTGGATCTCCATGGAATCGGTCTTCTGCTTGGAATTACCAGAGGCAATAAGCACTACAGACTTGCCCACATATTGCTGGAACTTCGACGCAATGTCTTTATTCTCAGTGAAATACACATGGGCCACGCCATCAACGATTAATTCGATAACGCACAATGAGTTGTTCTTTACCCATTTAGGGGGCGATTTAACGGCTACGAGTTTTGGCCCATTTTTGGCCAAAGTGAAGTGTGAGAGGACTGGTGCTTTAGGTTGGTTTGATTGATATGCCATATAGGTAGATGTTCGTTATATCCGACAACCCAACTTGTCAAGCGTTCAAAAAAAGCGGGGCCGAGTTTTTAGCCCGACCCCGCCCCACACACATGAAAACAGGAAGACGAATGCCTTCCAAGCTCGCAACTTATCACCTTTGTAAATCTATGCAAGCGGAAAATCATCTTGCCGCCACTCTATTTTTGAGTTAGATTTTCGGGATTATATGGCTGAACAACCACCCCTGAACCGCTCCTATGTAATTTCGTATGCGGGTAATGACAGAGATTATCCTGTAATTGGACTAAGACTTGATCCCCGTGTTGCTGGATATCGGGTGCCAGAGGATCTAAGCCCACACCCAGATTCCAAGCGGTATCCCAACCATGTATTTACTGGATCACAGCCCTCCAATGGGGATGAACGGGTTACTCATGTCTATGAAATTCTTCCCGCTCCTTGGGTGCCCTTTACCCGCTACGATGATGATCTAGGCCCAGTTCAGGGACGTAGACGTTCGGTTAAAAATGAGGGTCAAGAAGCTGACTTAGCAGCAGATAAGAAGATTTCATATGAGGGGCGCGAGGGTTCCGCCATTGTTTCAAATGAGATTGAAGAGACTTGGTCGATCAAGGTTGATGAAGATGGAAATTCCCTGTTCCCAATTAAGGATCGGGATTTTTATGATGCCTCTCGTGGAGCCGTCCAAGAACGCCGTCAGCTTTTTGTCCCCACAGGAGAGGAGGTTGGAACGCTAGAGAATGTTGGTGGAGTTATTACCCAAACCTCCTACGAACCCTACAACGAATTTCTTTCAGTCAAGGTTGTCCAGACCTACAAGGTGGATGGGCCTCAATTAATTGGCAATACAACCGATAATGATGGCCAGCTAGTCACTATAACAACCCAACGAAAAGCGGCCCTAGATTACGTCCCGCCCAATCCCACGGCAACCAGAACGGTTGAGATTTCACGCGAAGACGCCGAATCCCTGATTGAGCGCATTATTGATACGCCAGAAGTTTTCAAAGCCGATACATTTTCCGTAGAACGTCCCGATCCCATTCCACAGAAGTTTCGCGTTGCGGTTCCCATTAGATCTTCGCAAGAAGTCGTGGAGGGAGTGGCTGAGATTCCAACACTTGAAGAAGGAGAAATTTCTCGCTCTGAAGAACAGCGCAATAAATTCCTAAAACGGGTATCGGCAACATCGCGAGACCAAACGGTTCTTCCACAAACGTTAATTCAAAAATCAACAAATAACGAAAGACAGGAAGTAACGGTTACGGAAACGCTGCAATCTGGAGACACTGAAGAAGTTGCAACCGCAACAAAAACCATTGAAAGCGAGGCGCTTGGTGATGGTAATTATGTGGTTCGTAAAACAGAGATTCCAGAAGTGTTTGCTGGAGAAATTTATAGGAAAACAAAAGAAGACCTAACTCCGCAAAAATTCCGCGCCTCACAAGAAGAGGATATTTTTGAAGAAACCATTGAGGGAACAGCAGAATCCCCAACACTTGGTTCTGGAGAATTTGCAAAAAGCGAACAACAGGTAGACAAGTTCACCAAGCGTATTTCTACAACTTTTAGAGATATCGAAGTAGCCACATCTCTTGATGAAGAGGTTGTTACCCCAGAGGGGATTGTCGCCAAAAGAACACTTAGGCTATCAAAAGATCCACAATCTATCAATCCTGATGAAAAACTTATTGATGGATCTATCGAAGCCTTGGGTGATGGAAGAACTATTAAAACAGAGGTTAGGGTTCCAAAAATATTTGCCGCAACCACATTTTCTGTTGAGCGTCCAGACGCAGTACCTCAAAAGTTTAGGGTCTCTGTACCAGTAACCACAAAACAAGAAACAATTGTTGGAAACGCAGAAGAACCTAGCCTTGGAGAAGGAGAGATCACAAAATCCGAACAGCAAACAACTGAATTTTTAAAGAGGATATCCACATCTTCAAGAGACAAAACACAACTTCCCAAAACGCTTACCCAGAAAACAACCACCAATGAGGGCCAGTTGGCCACAGTTGAGGAGAAACTACAACAGGGGGACACACTTGAGCAGCCAAGCGCCACCAAGACCATCGAAAGTGAGGCTGTTGGCGATGGAACCTATATCGTAAGAAAAACAGAAGTTCCTAAAATTTTTGCTGGCGCTTCATTCCGAGTCACGAAAGCCGACCTTACTCCAGAGAAGTTCAGAGCATCGCAAGAAGACGTTGTCAAAGAGGAAACAGTTGCTGGCAATGCGGAGCAACCAGCTTTATCCGAGGGAGAGTTTGCCAAAACTGAACAGCAAATTACTGAATTCGTTAAGCGGATATCAACTACCAAAAGATCAACAGAAGAGGCTCAAGAACTGACGGAAAGCGTTCTTACTAACGATGGTCAAATAGGAGTCAGAAAGCTTACACTTTCTGATGGGCCTCAAGAAATAGAAGAATCTGAACTTGTAGTAGACGCCAGTATTGAGGCGCTAGGTGATGGAAGAACCATTAAGACAGAAGTTAAAGTTCCAGAAGTATTTGATGCCCGTGTGCTTTCGGTGGAGAGGCCAGATACCACACCAGCAAAGTTTAGGGCAAGCGTTCCAGTTAAAACCGAACAGTTTACCGAGAAAGGGGCCATTACTGAACCAGTCCTTCAAGATGGCGATCTTTCAAAATCAGAACAACAACAAACGAAATATGTAAAACGTGTTTCTACTTCTTCAAGAGATCAGACCAAGCTTCCGTCTTCTCTTGAACAAAAAACCACCAACGAATTTAAACAGGTGGTCAACATTAAAGAAACGCTGCAAAATGGCGACACATCCGTCGAGCCAACAGCCACAAAGACAGTTGAAAGTGAAGCCCTTGGTAACGGGAACTATGTTGTAAGGACTTCTGAGGTAGACGATTTCTTTAGGGCAAAGTCTTTTTCTGTGGAATCGCCAGATGTTGTTCCTGTAAAATTTCGTTCCAAATCACCCACCGAAACAACGCAAGAAATTATCGAGGGAGATGCGGAACTCCCATCATTGAGTGATGGGGAAATTGCAAAATCAGAGCAACAGCAAGACGAATTTCTAAAAAGAATTTCAACTACCACACGCGACAAAACACAGTTACCAGTTTCTCTTTTTCAAAAAACAACCACCAACGATGGGCTTTTGGCAATCGTTACAGAAACGCTAAAAAACAGCGATACATCTGAACAGCCAAGCGCAAGGAAAACAGTAGAAAGTGAAGCTATTGGTGACGGGCTTTATGTCGAACGAATCACCAATCTTCCTAAGATTTTCGACGGAACCTCTTTCACTGTTGAAGCGCCCGATGTTCTTCCTGCAAAGTTCAGGGCAAAAATTAAAACACTTACCGAGCAAAAAACCGTTGAAAAGCTGGTAGCGGCTACCCCAACTCTTGCCACTGGAGATCTTTCCAAGACCGAACAAAGGGTCACCGAATTTCTTGTCAGAGAAACAAAGATCTCCAGAGATCTATCCCAAGAAGAATCACTGTCACAAAAAACAACAAACGAAAACCTACAGCTTGCCACAGTTACTGAGACGCTCCAGAAAACAGACACAACTGAGCAACCAACAGCAACCAAAACTGTAGAAAGCGAGAATCTTGGTGATGGGAATTACGTTATAAGGGTAACACAAGTTGACAAGCTTTTTGAGGCCAAATCCCTGTCTGAGGAAAAGACTGACACCATTCCAGCAAAATTCAGGGCTGATATCCCGACCAAAACCGAGCAGACAAACATAGAAGGAACGGCCCCAGAACCCGCGCTTTCAAGCGATGATATATCGGTTACCAATCAACAGATCAACGACAGGGTATACCGAGAAACCAAGGTTTTCCGCACAAGTTCTTCTTTCCCATCTTTAACCCAAAAATCCACCACTAACGAAAAACAACTGGCCACAGTTACCGAAAGCATTTCGGATAGTGACACTTCAGAATCCCCGTCAGCAACCAAAGATGTTCAGAGCGAAGCCCTTGGTGATGGCAAGTACCTTATCAGAACAACCGAGGTTGCGAATGTTTTCCCAGCAAAAAGCGTTAGGGCATCCAAGCTGGATTTAACGCCAGAGAAATTCAAAGCCAAGGAAACGTCCAATACCGTTGAAACAACACAAGAGGGTTCTGACATACCAGAAAGTATTACGCTTGGGAATGGAGAATTTGAAAAATCCGAACAACAAATTAGTGAGTTTGTTAAGCGGGTTTCCACTACATCTCGCCAAACAGAAACAACCTCCATCCTTGAAGAAAGGGTTGTAACGGGCGAGGGACAGGTTGCCATTAGAACGCTTACCCTTTCCAAAGGAGCACAGGATATCCAATCAGATCCACTATTGGTAGATGGCTCTATTGAGGAGTTGGGAGATGGTAGAACTGTTAAAACAGAAGTTAGGGTTGGTTCGGTGTTTGACGCCAAGCAAGAATCCCGACAAAAACCCGAAGTAATCCCTCCCGAATTTAGGGCCGCACTTACTGATAATACCACAGTAACAACCAAAGAGGGAAAAGAGACGGCTGTTTCTTTGGAGGATGATGAAGTTGCCAAATCTATTCAACGGATCACTGAAGACAAAATTCGTGAATCTGTTACAGTTCGGGCGCAAGGGCCATACCCATCCCTGACCGAGTCCATTGTAGATAATGACGGGTTGGTTATCACCAGAGTTAAAACACTTGTTGATGGAGATCAGCAAATAAGCCCTTCGGCAACAACTAGCGGACAGGTACAGGCGTTGGGTGATGGGTACACCCTTAAAACAGAAGACACTAAGCCCAAGGTGTTTCGTGGTAACATGTTTAGCCAAGAGAAACCCGATAACGTTCCTGTCGAGTTCCGAGCAGAAAAGCCAGCAACTACCGAAGAGTTTTCCGAAGAAGGTGAGGCGGCTGAAGTTGCTCTTGCGAATGATGAAATATCTAAATCCGAGCAACAAGTTACGGAATTTGTCAAAAGAACCAGAAAAACTACCAGAGATATAGTTGGTGGAGTAACACTCAGTAATGGAAGGCAAATAGACGAAGATGGAATCAAGGTAACTGTAACGAGAACCCTTGCCCAAGGATCTCAGGAAGTTACCCCCTCTGCCAAAGTCAGAGGAAGTGTTGAGGATATTGGTGACGGGAAAACAATCAAGACCGAGCTAACCCGCGAAAAAGTTTTTGAAGGACAAACCTATTCTCGCGAGAAACCAGATAACATTCCCGCAGAATTTAGGGCCGAGAAACCCTCTTTAGTGGATGAAAAAATTATTGAGGGAGAGGTGGAGATACCAGAACTTGAAGGAGACGAACTTGCCAAGAGCGAGCAGCAAATTACAGAATTTCTTAAACGCATAAGAACAACAACAAGAGAAAATGTTGATACTGTTGAGCTTACTGGAGAACAAACAGATCAGAACAAGCAAAAGGTTACTATTAAAAGAACGCTCAGTAAAAGCGCACAGTCAATTACGCCATCCGCGAGAATAAGCGGAGATGTCCAATCTTTAGGAGACGGTTATACAATTAAAACCGAACAAGAAGTACCAACAACATTTGATCAAAAGTCTTTTTCTAGAACAAAACCAGACACAACGCCAGCAAAGTTCAGGGCAACAATACCAACACTTGTTGAAGAAACCACATTTGAAGATTCATCGTTGGAAGAATCAGATGTAAGCCTTTCAAGCAACGAAATATCCAAATCCATACAACGGATTGATGTTTTTACACAGCGTCAAAGAATTGAATCAAGAGACGAGATAGAAGACCAACAGCTTGTCGGCGGCAAGATTTTTACAACAGAGCTAAATGGCGGAATTGCTGAAATAATTGAAGAGTATTCTTCCGACTCTAGTGAGATTCCTGTTGAGCTTGGAACTATATCCTCCGAAGTTGAAAACATAGGTGACAATAAGTTTGTAAAAAGATCTGTTAAACTTGCGGAACTTTCAGAACTTTCTGGAACGGTATACGATGAACAGTTTAACATTCAAATTCCATATACAAGAACCATTGTTAGTGCGAACGAAGAACAAAATCTTGCTCAAAGCGCCGAACTCACGCCAAGAGATTCGGTTCACTCACTAAAAACCATTTATAATAATGATGAAGCAATAAGCGTATTGCTTGAAAAATATATTCAGGCAGCAGAAGTTGTAAATATATCGCTTCCAGACACTCTTTTAAGTATTAAATTAATTGAGAATTTTTCAACGGAAGAAGACAGTAGTTCTCCAAGATCTTCATTGATTGAAGGATCATCAGTTGATTTTACATTAGTTGTAGACTTAAAATACACCGCAGAACCAGTTGTCAAAATAAAAAAGGGTTACTCTGGGCCAGCAGAAGCGGTTCGCCATTATTTCTTTCTAAAAGAAGACAATTGCAACATAGGTGCTATTCTAGAAAAAACATCATCACAAAGATGGCCAGTATTTAAACCGCAAGATACAGAATTTGTAATAAACATTCAAAAATTTCAAACAAATGACAGGTTTTCATTTTCTCTACCAGACAACAAACAACAATATGTCGATCAAAATAATTCCGTTTCACAGTTACGAATAGAAGTGCCAAACACACTCCACGACATAGTAATACCAGATCTTCCAAATGACCCTAAATTCTTTTTCAAATCAGACAAATTGACCCTTATAAAAGATGACGGCTCAAGAGAAACCATAAACTTATCGTCTTCTGCATCCATTGAAACATCCTTGGTATATCAAGACCGCGCCCGCACATCACCAACAGAAATACCATCAGGAAATTATCTTTATAGCTGTTCTGTTACACCATACAAATATGGACTTATGAGAGTTGAAGCCGTTACCATAGATCTCAACAAATACAAATGAATTACGAAAATCCATTTAATCAACAGATTTCAGAACAGCAAATTATTCAAAAAATAAAATCTGAGATTGTTTCGATTGTTAACAATGAAATTTTAAAACTTAAACAAGAATTAAAATCTGAGCTGAAAGAAAGCGAAACAACAACAACCAAGAAAAAACCATACACTGTCTTCTCATCAGAAGATATGGTAATAAAAAATTACAACAATAATGTTGGGCTTTTTAATTATACAATCACCCCTCCAGAATCAATCGCAAATAACCCAAATGTAAATTTTAATGAAAAAATTTCCTCAATTTATGCTCAAGTAAAATTCTTTTCTCCGAATCCTCATATTCTTGGTTTAAGAGATGGAAAATTTTATTGGATTGAAGATGATTGTGTTGATTTGACACTTTACAAAAAAACAGACGGAACACCACCAAATGAATCTCAACAGATTTGGATTAGCGCTGGTACCGTGGCTGGAGGAATCCCAGAAGGACTTGATCCATCTTATGGAAAATATCTTGCCGATTCAGGTTCTGGTAATGCATGGGTAGAGGTAAATATAGATGGAAATACTGGAGAAATTGTTTCTGTTGCTGTTGCTGGCGGCGGTTCAACCCCGCAAAATACAAACACATCTTTTTACCTAACTCTTGGATACTATGAATACAATGGCGACTCTCCTAGTATTACAAACTATGGTTGCGGAAGCGTCGAAGTAACAGTTTGCCGAAATTGGTTTGCGGCTGAATCTCCATTTTATGGAGTAACATTTAATAGGTAAATCTATTTTTTTTATATTTTTTTATGGCTGGTAATTTTACCCCAAACTCTACTTGTGATTGTTGTCAAAAACCGCCAGACGTTGACATTGGATTTGAATTTGAAACAAGAACCTTTTATGGAGACATTCCATGTTGGGCTGGGTCTGATAGTTTTGGTGTTAAGTACGGAACCCAAAAAACCATATCCCCAAGAACAACAAAAACGGAAAATGTTGAACTTTTAGGGACATTCGATAGAACGCAGAGTCCAAATTGCTCATATAGTCGTGAATGTTCACCATATTCTTTTTCTGAACAGGCAACTACTACTACTACTACTACTTATGCTGGACAACAGTTAGGTGGAGCTTTTTATACAGAAGGTGGCGGAAGCGGAACGACAACAACACAATTCTCAAGAAGTGTTGTTGTCACAGATGACTGTCAACTGTTAGTAAATAGCATTTTTGTAAGCACAGATCCAAATGCTGGATACAGCACAAGTTCTTATGAAGAAAGCAACACAAATTGCTCTGGTATGGTTCAATATACAGTATTAAATTCAGATGACCCAGATTATCAAGTTAGTTGTGAAGGAAATTTTGTTTCTGTAAATAATCAGGGATGTTTTTTTGACATTCAATGTGATAATGACACCGCAGGAAATATTGGTTCTTTAGCTATGGGGCAAACTACTTCAACAACGCAGATTGGGGCAAGCGCAGCATTGGGATCGCCCATAACATTTGAATATTCGGGTCAAATAAGTCCAATTACTTCAGAGGGAAATACATTTGGTGTTTACGACGATATGGATTCTTTACAATACACAATATCAAGCGCAGTAAGTGCTTATAATGCCGCTTATCCAAGTGGTGAATTTCAAAAAAGCGTCACAAAATATCGTTTAGTTCACCAACCATCAGTAACCTGTTATTTAAAAGTCTGGATAAAAAGAGTTACAGTTTGTTCGGTGGGTGAGGACGAATCCGAAGAAGAGGATATGTTGGAATATGAGTGGACAGGAGCGTCTACTAATGGAAAATTGTGTTTAGACCCTCCATTTTCAAGCGGTTTTCCTTCAGCTATTAGTATACCTCCAGAATCTTGGAAGAATAACAAAATAGAATCTACTTTTTCAGGAGAACTTTCCCCTGAATCAGCGGCTGGGCAAACTTGTTCTGTATATTTACAAATATTTAAATATTCTTTTTTAAAAGACTACGAACCCAACGATCCAAATGAGTTTGGCAATCAAGGATGCAAACCAAATGGATATCCAGATCCACTGTGTGGTGTTCAGCCAATATAAATTAATGAGTAAAAATAATAAACACTTATTTAATTTTAGGACATCGGCATGCGGACAATGTAATTGTGGAATAGATAAATCTGACCCTTGTTCAATTTGCCCACTAAAAAAATGGGGAACACATCCGACTTGTAACAAAAACACGCACTTAAAAAGTCATCCTAAAATAAGCTTTGAACTACCAACCAATTCACAAATGGCGAAATCTGTTGTTGGTTCTTTGTCAAAATGGGTCGGAGGGGGTTTCAAACAGGTGCAAGAAAAAGAATTTGATCAACGCTTATCACATTGTAAGCAATGTGAATTTTGGAATTCTAAAGGATTTAACAATTCTGGAAGATGCATGAAGTGCGGATGCTCAACTTGGATTAAGCTTCGCATGGCTACCGAAAAGTGCCCTATTGGCAAATGGTAGTTTTTGGCCTGACAAATACCATCTCTCTAGTTTTACCACTGTAATCAATTTTTTTCTTGGTTGATTCCACCATATCTTTAGATATAAGGTCGAACATTGCCTGTCTTGACAAACCAACCTCTTTGGCGGCAAGGATAGCAAGCTTCCATCCGTCTGCCTCCATATCTTCTGTAGTGGTCTTGGTTCGAGATTCCTTGAAAGAATCCCATACACTATCCCAAGATTGAACTACAATTTTAGGAGAGGAGCCTTTTGCTCTACGAGTTTTGCTATGTGTTGTTTCCATGAGAATGTGCCTTTGTCTACGGTGAATGTGATAAAACCAAAGTCTACTTTACCAGAACAGCGTCTGGCTCCGAATTTGCTCCCTGCTCCCTGAAGGGCGGGGGTTGTCATGGCAATCCAGTCTGGGCCTCCCGCAAAGTTGTGGTAGTGGACATGGCTACGAATCAAAACGTCAGCCTTGGTTTGCTCTCCCTCTGCTGCGAGGATTGAGTTCCAGAGACGGTCTTTAGCTACTCCTGTATGCCGTCCATGAGGTAAGGAGGAACTTCCTGCTGGGTGGTGTTTAAGATCGAAGACAATTCCTTCGACTTCAACCCACGCATGGTCGGTTACTGTAGCCCCGACTCGTTCTGCGATAATATTCTCCCAGTCTTCTCCATCACTGGAACTCACATGATACGGAGTTCCTCTAGTGAGAACGATCTTGCAATTCTTGGTCTTGGGCACCATGCGAATGATCTTGGTGGCCATATCCGCTTGATCCTCCATATCAGGGGCCAGAAGCTCCGTAGAGCCACTTTTCTTACCCTTACCGTCCACCAGATCCCCGTTGACGAAAACAATATCGTAGGGGCCATTGCGGGTAATTTCGCGGGCATACCATGTCCAGTGGGCTTTATTGATCTGTGCCCAGAGTGGGATTTCCCCATTTTCATCTTTTTCGGGCAACCAGCCTGTAGGGGTAAGCCCGACACGATGGCCGCAGTGGAAGTCCGATAGGACTGCTATTTTTTTGCTCATAGAGAGGTTGCTTGGTTGCAGAGATCTAAACACCGCGCATAGCCGCAGATATCGGCCACGCTGTCACGATGACGGGGTGAGTTGGTGAGTCTGGAAAGCTTAACCGCAATCATGCACATGGCGATTTGTTGCGGGGTCACATTGGTTCCAAGGATGGCTCCCCACATCTTGGCTTGCTTGGTAAAGTCTTCAATGGGGCTTCCGTAGTCGGTTTGGCGATCATAGGAAGTAAGGCGCTTGGCAATGTCGCAAACATCTTCTTTGTCCAACCTAACCATAGAAGGGTAAATACGCAAGGGTTTTTCCAGCCATTGGGCTACGGCGACTTCCGCTCTGGCTCCCTTGGACTTCTCCCACTTGGGAAGAAGAACCAACTCGTCGCATTCAAAGACCGCATCAATATCCCTTCGGGCACAGTCTTCAATGAACTTGCTGTCCATTTGGGAGTTGTGGGGATCTAATCCAAGATCTTGATCCATCCTTGCTGGATTGATCACTTTGTGTCCCGCCTTCATTAGAGCTTCTTCAGCTTCAAAAAAGGCAGGATGGTTGAGGTTCTTGTGACCGCGCATAGGGCCACAGATGTATACTGTAGTCATGTGTTGTATTGGTGTGGTTGTTAAGAGTCTTTGATGATCTTCTTCAGATCCCCGTCATCTAGATCGTCATCCCCCTCGTCCTCTTCTTGCCCGTAAAGGATGTCATGGATATTGGATACAATGCCTTCGATGGCGTAATCATTGCCGAATTTGAGGAAAGCGTTTTTGGTTTCGTGGCCGTCTTGAAAAGTGGCAACGACAAAGCCCGAATCAAAGTATTCAACAAGATCCTTGGCCAATTTGTCCAAGACTTCTTGCAGTCTTTTGTCATGGGAAGCCATGAGTTTAATCGATTTGTTCGCGGCAGTTCTTGCATGTCTTGATTACTCCGACATGCTTGATCACGGTTTGTTCAATATTTTTTGAGCCACAATAAGGACATTCTCTGAATTCGGGCTTGCGGTAGGTCTTTTTCTTTCGGGAACTGGGCTGCTCTTTCATTTAACTTTCGACTGATTGATTCTGATGTAACACCTTGCCAAAGAATGGTTTCTGCTCTTGAGCCAAACGCCATCACCAGAATCACTGTCTCTGGTTCCGCGCTGGTTTGTATTGCCCTCAACACAGTCAAACATTGTTTTGCTTGTGGCCACAACAATTCCCGTATGAGAGAAGTCAAAGACCGCAATGTCCCCGACCTTGGGAGCCTTGGTATTGTAGATGACTTGGGTGGTGTTCGGGCGCTTCTTGGCCCATTCAATCAGTCCGAAAGCGGCGGCAGTCCTTGGACGCCACTTGCTTGGGGTCATGGTCTTCAGACCAAGCCAAGACACAACTTCCTTGTCGTTGAGCCACTGAGCCACACACCAATCAACAAACGCAGCACACCATGGCCAAGCTGCTGGTGCTAAGTTAGTTGCAGCTTGATACTCGCGGATTTTCTTGCCGCGATTGTTCCCGCCAACTTCTTTAACTCCGACTTGCGAAAGCGCAATGTCTGCAAGTTTCTTTACCATTTGCACTGCCTCTGGCCAATATCCCAATTCCTATAGATCCGTTCCACCTCGGACTCCGATGGAGACGGAAGCTTTTCCATCATTGCGCCACTTGATTTTGGAAGTGAATCGGATGGAACTGAGTAGACGGACAAGGAAACTTCTGCGATCTTCTTCGGGCGGGACTTTGACGAGTATTGCTTTGAGGGTTTCATGGGATAATCTCATTTCTTCTTGCGGCGAACGGGCTTTTTGATGGCGATAGCCCGACGAACTTCAGTATAGGTAATAGGCCCAGCCACCCCGTCCTCGTCAGTATGAACCAAGGCTTGGATTTTCTTAACACCCCTGACATTTACTTCGTTAGTGACGTAGTTAACGATAGATATAAGGAGGGCCACAATGAAGCCAGTAAGACTGACCTGATCAACGGACTCTGCCAATTTGGGGTCAACCATAGCGAGACGGGACACAATAGCCGCAACAACCATGGCAATGAGGGGCGTGATAATACCGCCCATCTTGGAGACTAGAAATGCGAGAAGTTTATCTTTCATAGATCTAGTTTATAGCGTTGCACAGCAGATTCAACAGCAAAACGAATCAAAGATTCAGAGGCGCTGATGCCCTGCTTTTTGGCTGTAAGGGTAAGCTTTTTGACTGCGGCTTCGCGCTTTTCGGCTCCAGTTTTATCGGTGGAGGCCAGCGATTGGACGATCTCCAAGGCAATCGGGAGAAGAACTGCTACCGAAGAGGAAGCAATTTCCCGAAGGATAGGAAGGAAGAAGTTGAAGACGTTTGAGGTAATACCCCAGATTTTGGCAAAGAATGATTTCATAGATTTAAAGCTAGACTAGAATCCCTTGGATTTCAAGTAATCTTCGATTCTTTTTGTGCGCTCGTCAATTCGGGCTAGGGTCTCGGATCTCTCTTGGTTTTCCTTATTGATCATCTCAATCCGCGCATCCTGTTTGGCATCATTAGCTTGGATAGACCGCATCTGCTCTGGCAGGACAATCCATCCATTGAGGGCCGAAAACATGGTAACCAGAAGGGCCACTCCTGCGATCAACTCGCTCATCGTGAGCTTTACCCCCCGCTCCATCCCTCTACGTCTTGGTATTTCTTCTACGCTCATAGTGCTGTAATGATTGAAGCCACTTGATAGCGCCAAGGCCAATCAATATAGGTGGCTAGGCTTGCGGGGTTGCCCGTGTCTCCGCGATAGGCGGCGGCAATATGTCCCAAAGCTTGTTTCTCACTCCAGTCCGTAGTGCCCGTGCTCGACCCCGAAACCGCATTGTAGATATCCTTCCATACATACTGTTTAGGCAAAGATATATACGATGCCTCATCCAGTGGTGCGCCAGCAGCTACGGCAATCTTGGCCCAGAGATAGCGTTCTGGGAGGGTGACGTAATCAGCAATAGATCCAGATCCCAATTCTTCTATTAGCCATTGGGAGAGCATGTACCTTCGGGGCACATCCGCCGCCGAAGCAAACACCGCATCTAAAGTGGGGAGAGCCATAGCCTATGGTCTCCGTCCTTTAAGCCATGCCCAT